CTCCTACGTCTGTCGCGACTGCGGCCGCGTCGCCTACGGGAAGGCTGGCCACGCCGACCACATCGTCGCCCTCGAGGACGGCGGCCGAGACGACGACGACAACCTCGCCTGGCGGTGCAGCTCGTGCCACGGGAAGAAGACCAGGGCGGAGCAACGGAGGCGCGGCGTCCTGTGATCCATGTCGTGGTCGGTCACATCTGCGCCGGGAAATCAACCTGGGTTCGCCAGCATTCGCGGCCGGGCGACGTTGTGATCGACCTAGACCGTCTCGCCCTCGCCCTGACCGTCGAAGACACCAGACACCACGACTACCCGACGCATGTTCGGGAGATCGCGCGGGGCGTCCGCTGGTTCGCGATCGAAGAGTCGGTCCGCGCTCACAGGCGCGGCCGTCAAAGAGATGACCGCCGCGCCGGAGACGCTCGTCGCCAGGGCGAAGGCCGAAAGGCCGCCTCGCATGGTGGCAGAGCTTGAACGGCGGCTCGCCGATGGGGGGTGGGGCACGCAACAATCGTGCCATTCAACGCATGACCCCGAGCCCCTTCCGCGCTAGTTTCTGACGGGTTTTCGAGAACTGGAGGTTCACTTGGGTTCCCGCGGTCCGATCCCCGACCCGAACAGCGGCCGATCGAAGGCCGGCCGCAACACGCGGACGAAGAAGCCGGCGCCGGCCAGGCCGGCCGATGCCGCCCCGACGGCCGGCAAACTGCCGGCGCCCCCGGACGTCGCCGCGGTGCCGGCGGCGCTCGGCTTCTGGCAGGCCGTCGCCCCGTCCCTGATCGACGCCGGCCGGCTCGCCCCCGAGCAGACCGCCGCGTTCGCGATCCTTTGCCAGATCCACGCCGACATCCTCGCCCTCCAGGAGCAGCTCGCGGCTGAGGGCTGGATCACGGCGACCGACAAGGGGCAGGCCGCGAGCCCGGTCGCGAAGCTGCTCCGTGACTCGCGGCGGGATTTCGTCATGCTGGCCCGGGACTTCGGTCTCACCGCGTCCAGCGCGGCCCGGCTCCCGCAGGATCCCACCGATGGCGAAGCAGACGACGAGGAAGACCGCGCCCTCCGGGCGTTCACGGGCGGCTGATCCGAAGAAGCGGCCGGAGTACGTCGCCGGGTTCACGTTCGACGCGGAGGCCGCCGCCAGGCCGGCCGAGTTCATCGAGCGTTTCTGCCGGCACCCGAGCGACGACGGCAAGCCCCAGCCGATCAAGGTCCTCGACTGGCAGCGGGACCGGGTGATCGCGCCGATCTTCGGATGGAAGGGGCCGACCGGCAGGCTCCGCTACCGGCGGGCCGGGATCTGGGTGCCGAAGAAGAACCGGAAGAGTTCGCTCATGTCGCAGCTCGCGGCGTACATGGCGACTTCGCACTTCCCGATCGCGGACGTCTTCCTCGCGGCGAACGACCGCGAGCAGGCCCGGACGATGTTCCGCATGGCCTCCGCCGTGATCGAGGCCTCACCGCAACTGTCGAAGCTCCTCGAGGTGATCGACTACAAGAGCGTGATCCGGAACCGGCAGCATGGGAACGAGATCCGCTGCCTGTCGAGTGAGTGGCGGAAGCAGGAAGGGCTGAACGGCTCGGTCATCCTGGATGAGATCCACTCGTTCCGCTCGCCGGCGCTGGTCGACGCCCTCGTCTACGCGATCCGCGGCACGCCGAACAGCCTCGTCATGTCGATCTCGACGGCGGGCGACGACCGGAACGGGATCGGCTGGCAGTGGTGGAAGGATTCGGAACTGGTGATGAAGAACCCCGCCGCGAACCCGACCTTCTACGGGCTGATCTACGCCGCCGACCCCGAGGACGACTTCTCCGACCCGGCCGTCTGGCGGAAGGCCAACCCGTCGATGGGCGTCGCGTTTCCCGAGTCGGAGTTCGCTGCCGACTACCAGGACGCGACGACCGATCCGCGGAAGATGTCGAAGTTCCTCCGCTACTCCCTCAACGTCTGGCAACAGGCCGACGCCCGCTGGTTCCACGGCGACGACTGGGCGAAGTGTGGACGCGAGCCGCTGGAGCCGCTCCCCGGCCGGCCCTGCTGGGTGGGTGTCGACCTCGCGTCGAACCTGGATATGACGAGCGCGGCCTTCGTGTTCAAAGAGGCGGACGGCTCCTACTCGGTCGAGTGGAAATACTGGGTGCCGTCGGAGACCGTCGGCGACCGGGTCCGCGAGGGCATCCCCTACGACACCTGGATCCGCGAGGGCTGGGTGACGGTCACGGACGGCCACCGGCTCGACCATGAGGCGGTCGCCCGCGACATCATCGCCTACGGGGAGTCGCACGAGATCCGCGGCGTCGGGGTCGATCCCTGGCAGGCCGGGGCCCTGGAGACACTCCTCCAGCGGGAAGGGATCGAGGTGAAGTCGGTCGCTCAGCGGACGGCCTACCTCAACGCGCCCTGCAAACTCCTCGAGGCCCTGGTCGTCGAGGGCCGGCTCCGCCACGGAGCGAACCCGGTCGCGGCGTGGAACGCCAATAACGTCTGCGTCTACACGGACCCGACGGGCATGATCAAGCCGGACAAGGCGAAGTCGAACGAGAAGATCGACGGCATCGCGGCGCTCGTGAACGCCCTCGCGCTCGCCTCGACCGACGACGCGGAAACGGGCAGCGCGGACGACTGGAAGATCCACGTCCTGTGAAACTTTCCCGGGCCCGGGCGGCCGCGCGAGACTGAAGGACGGCGGGCCGGCCGAGCCCGCAGCCCGAGGGTCCGCCGATGCCCCGCAAGCCCGCCGCCACTCCGCGCCGCAAGGCCGCCGCGCGGCCGATCCGCGGGACGCTCGTCAACCTGCGGAGCAGCCTGGCCGACATGACCTGGAGCCTGTCGCCTCGCGACATCGGCCCCGAGACCGCGATCCGCGTCTCCTCGATCCTCGGGGTCGTCCGCTGGATCTCGCAGGCCGTGGCGGTGATGCCGCTCCAGATCATGCGGACGCTCCCCGACGGGCGGAAGGAAGACGCGGCGCTCCCCTGCTCCTACACGCTGCGGAAGCGGCCGAACCCGTGGCAGAGCGCCTACGACTTCTGGCAGCTCGTCTCCTACTGGACGGCCCTCTACGGGAACGCCTACGCCCGCGTCCTGCCCGGCCCGCGCGGCTTCTGCTCCGAGCTGCGGCCCATGCACCCGTCGCGGGTGAAGGTCGAGCGTGCCTCCGACTACTCGCTCACCTACAAGTTCTGGAGCGACCGCGGCGCATGGGAGCCGGTGCCGGCCTCCGAGGTCCTGCACTGGCGGTGGCTGTCGAACAACGGCGTCGTGGGCATGGCCCCGGCGGAGCTGTGCGGGACGTCGATCGCCCTCGCCCGCCAGCTCGACATCGCGGCGACGGCCTTCTGGCAAAACTCCGCCCGGCCCGACGTCGTCCTGGAGACCCAGGAGAAGATCCCGCAAGAGGCCGTCGACGCCCTCCGCGAGCAGATCCGGACGCTCTACGGCGGCGCCGCCAACCGCGGCAGCGCGGCCGTCCTGCCGCGAAAGACCAAGCTCGTCCCGATCGAATCGAATTCGATGGAGGCGAATCAGTTCCAGGAGCTGCGGGACGCGATCCTCCCCGACGTCTGCCGCTGCTGGGGCGTTCCCTCGACGCTCCTCGGCGACGCCCGGATGGCGAAGTATTCGACCGTCGAGCAGGAGCATCTTTCCGCCCAGGTCTGGTGCCTGCTGCCCTGGCAGAAGCGGATGGAGGGGCCGGTCGACATGCTCCTCCAGCCGGTCTACGGCGAGGACATCTACGCGCGGCTCGACAACCGCGGCCTTCTCCGCGGGGACACCGCGGCCCGGTCGGCGCTCTACCAGACGCTCTGGAACATGGGCGCGATCACGCCGAACGAGATCCGCGACCGCGAGGATCTGCCGCTCCTCGAGGACCCGGCCGCGAACGAGACGTTCGTCCAGCTCGGGTTCTCGACGCTCGCCGCTGCCGCCGCCCAGGCCGGGGCCGCCGGGGGCGAGCCGCCGGCGAGCGAGCCGACCGACGACACGCCGGCAGACGCGCAAGACGATCAGGCCCCCGGGGCGGGCGTCCCCGAGGCGGGCGGCTTCCGTGAGGGGCAGTACGTCTACTGGGACGGGGGCGAGGGCACGATCGAACACCTGATGATCGACGGCGTCCTCGGCGTCGAGGGCTCGCCGTTCGCGATCGCCGCCACCGAGGCGGAGCCGGCCGCAAGCATCCGCATCCACGAGGGAGGTGAGCCGACGGAGTTCACCGTCGGGAAGCGAGTCGCCGACCTCTCCGCGGAACCGATCGAACAGGAGCCCGAAGCATGACGCAGCCTGAACGCCGCTACCTCCTGACCGCCGACCATCCTGACGCGATCGCCGTCGAGCGGCGCGACGATCAGCCGCCGCAGCTCGTCGGGATCTCGCCCCCGTGGGAGAGCCTGTCCGTCGACCTGGGCGGCTTCCGCGAGAAGTTCTCCGCGACCGCGTTCGACGGTCTGATCGACCGCAAGCCGACGGACCCGCGAGGCAAGATCGACGTTCCGTTCCTGTTCAACCACGACCCGAACCTGATCACCGGGCGGACGTCGAACGGCCGGCTCGACCTGACGAAGGAAGCCCGCGGCCTGGGCTACCGCCACACTCCGCTCCTGACGAGCAGCGGTCGGGATCTCGTGATGATGGTCGAGGATCGGACGATCACCGGGAGTTCGTTCGCGTTCACGGTCGCCGACGGCGGCGAGACCTGGACGGAGGACGAGCGCGGGAACGTGATCCGCACCGTGACGAAGGCGGGCGGGCTCTACGACATCTCCGCGGTGACGAGCCCGGCCTACCCGGCGTCGTCGGTCGCCCCGCGGTCCCTCGACCTCTGGCGAACCGCCCGCGCCGCCGCGGCCGCCCCCGGCTCCGCCCAAGGGTTGCTGATCTCGATCGACTTCGACCAGACGTTCACGGCCGCCCCCGGCCTCTGGCGGAGTTTCATGACCGAGGCCCTCGCCCGCGGAAACCGCGTCTGCTGCGTGACCCGTCGCGAGGACACGGAGAAGAACCGCGAGGAACTGCGGCTCGCGTTCGGGGAGCATTTTGGCGACTTGGCCGGCGTCGTGCTCGCCGGGCCGGACCGACGAAAGCGGTCGGCCGCAGCCGACGCCGGCCTCTCGCCCGACATCTGGATCGACGACAAGCCCGAGACGGTGCCCGAGCCCGAGGAGACCCGCGGTCTTCGCGTGTCGAGCCTCGCCGCCGCCCGGGCTGTCGCCGCCGCCGCTGCCGCGAGGATGCGCCTCTATGCCGGGTAAATGCCCCAAGTGCGGCGGTCGGGCCCGCGTCGATTCGTCGAAGCGGGCCGGCGACCGCCAGGTCCAGTACGTCGAATGCCAGTCCTGCCGCGCCCGGTGCCGGCAGGTCGTCCCCGCGGATTCAATCTGGAGGCGCAGCCGATGACCGACACCAACGCCCCCGCCGCCGCGGCGGCCCCGTTCGACACCCTCGCGGCCCAGCTCGCCGCGTTCATGGCCGCGGCGAAGTCGTCGGCCGCCGGCGGCCTGACCTGGCAGGAGTTCGGCGAGCTGCTCGTTTCGCTCCTGCGGCTGTGCGTCACCACGCTCGACACGGTCCAGGGCCTGTCGGGCGAGGAGAAGCGGGCGGTCGTCCTGGCCGCGGCCGCGAACCTGTTCGACCTCGTGGCCGACAAGGCGATCCCGACGGCCGTCTGGCCACTCTGGATACTCGTCCGCCCGGCCGTCCGGTCGCTCGTCCTGGCGATCTCCGCCGGGGCGATGGAGCAGATCCTGAAACTCGTGAGGTCGTGATGCTCACCGCGCTCCTACTCGCCGCCGCCGCCCTGCTGTTCGCGAGCCCCGAACACCTGAAGGCGATCCGCGAGGCCGTCCGGCAGAAGGCCGCCGCGGCAACGCTCCAGCCGCGGCACCTGCTCGCCAGTGGCCTGGTGATCGGCGCCGCGATGGTCTGGTTCTCGGCCGGCCGCGACGAGGCGGCGCCGCCGCCCCCGGCCCCGGCCCCGGCGGGGCTGCACCTGCGCGGCCTGTTCCGCGGGCCGACGGCGTCGGAGGACGCGGCCACGATCGGGGCCCTCTGCTCCGAGCTGGCCGACGAGATCGAATGGGACGGCCGGCAGGCCGAGCCGTCCCTGAAGAGCGGCGTCGCGTTCGACGACCTGCGGCAGCGGGCCCGCGAGCTGCGATGCCGGGGCGTGTCGATCGGAGCCCGCCAGCCGGCGGCCCGGGACGCGATCCGCGTCTACCTCGAGGAGCAGGTCGGGACCGCCGGCGGCCCGGTGACACCGGAGCAGCGGGCGAAGTGGGTCTCGGCCCTCCGCGACATCGGCCGGGAGGCGACCGATGCGGCCCGATAGGCTTCGGCTCCTCGCCGTCTCCCTGCTTCTCGGTCTGGCCTTTGCGGCGGTCGTCGCGAGCCTGACGGGCGGCCCCCGGCCGGCCGGCTGGATCGACGAGGGCGACGGCCGGTTCGGCTGGCGGCCGGACCCCGCCGGCGTTCGCGAGTTCCTCGCCGAGCTGCCGGAGCCGACGTTCGCCCGGGCCGGGGCCGAGACCGTGGCGAAGGCCCAGGGGAAGGACACGTTCCTGTACCGCCCGGCCTACAAGGCCCACCAGGCCCTCTACAGCCGGCCGTGGATCGTCGAGCGGCAGGGCATCGGCGACTGTGTTTCGTGGGGCTGGGCCCACGGGATCTACGTCGCCCAGTGCGTCGACTGGGAAACCGGCCGGCTCGCGAACCCGCCCCCGTTCCCATCCACCGAGGCGATCTACGGCGGCTCGCGCGTCGAGGCCCGGGGCAAGTCGGGCGACGGCGCCGCCCCCGTCGGCGGCTGGAGCGACGGCTCCTACGGCGCGGCCGCGGCCCGCTGGGTCCGCGACTGGGGCGTCGTCTACCGCGAGCAGATCGGCGACCTCGACCTCCGGGCCTACTCCGCCGACCGGGCGAAGCAGTGGGGCGCCTACGGCTGCGGCGGCAAGGGCGACGGCGGCCGGCTGGACGGCGTCGCGAAGCGGCACCCGGCGACCCATATCGCCCTCGTGACGACCTGGGACGAGGCCGCCGCCGCGGTCGAGTCCGGCTTTCCGATCCCGGTCGCCTCGATGCAGGGATTCACGAACACCCGCAACGCCCACGGCTACGCCGCGGCTTCCGGCCAGTGGGCGCACGAGATGTGCTTCGTGGCCGTCCGCTACCAGCGGAACGGCTCGCCGTCCGACGCTCTCCTCTGCCTGAATTCCTGGGGGCCGAATTGGATCACCGGCCCGAAGTGGCCGGC